TACATTCATAGATGAAAGAACACAAACAAATGATTCTTCTTCTGAGTTATGAAGAGCAATTTCAGAACAAAGATTTGAATTATAAATCTTCATACCTTTGTCTTTATAAACCTCAGGCGCCTTATTGTTCATGGTATCATGGAACATAATGTATGGATACCCAATCTCACCACGTCTCTGAATTACCTTAGCCCATATCGCTCTCTTTTCTTCGTCACCTTCAATCATTTCTTTCATGAATTGGTCAGTAACAGTAACCGCGTGTGTCAAATCTTGGATAGGTGCTCCTTCAGTACCAATCTCAAGGAATTCCATAATATCAGGATGTTCTACAGGAAGATATGGTGAAAATCTACCTCTACGTGTTGAACCTTGGGAAATGTTATCTACAACACTTTCAAACAAATTCATGAAGTGTACTGAACCAGGTGCGTGTCCGTTGTCGGTAATCTCAGCACCTCTTCCACGAATGTTTCCGAAGTATCCTGAAGTACCACCACCCATCTTACTCATTTCTCCAACTTCCGCTTGTGTATATAAGATAGACTCAATATTATCACCAATATTAGAACCAAAACAACTTACAGGTAAACCCCTCTTTTTTCCAAAGTTTGCCCAAACAGGTGATGATAGTGAATACCATCCTTTACCCATATAGTCGTAAAATTTATCGGCAAACCCTTCAATACCTAATAGTTTTTCTGCATGGTCTGCAATAGTTCTAATTCTATCCAAAGGTTGTTCACCTTCACTTAAATACCCTCTACGGAGAAACGTGATTGATTCATCGTTAATCCAATCGAAATCTTTTCTATTATTCATTTTTTATTTTTAATTTTTTGTTAAAACAAGTCGTTATGTGTAATTGACTTACTTTTCTTACTGTAATTGATACTTCTCTTATTGAAGAAATCTGTATGTTTTGTTGTTAGAATCTCATCATCAAACCATTCAGTAGTTTCTAATAGTTTTTCATCAACATGGAAAATACTGTCAATACCTATAGAGTTTAATGATAGATTAAAACGGTGTTTAATAAACTCTATTGTTTGTGATTTAGTTAAGAAATCTAAATCTCCCTCTTCAAAAATCCAATCAACAATATCTGACTCAGCACTAAACGCTTCCATAGTCGCATCAATCAAATCTTCAACTAATTCAGGTGTCCACCATGATGGGTTTTCTTTTTTAATTAGGTTAACTAAATCAAATCCAAACTCAGCGTGAATGTTTTCTTCTTTTGAAGTTGCTTCAACCGCATTACTCATACCTTTCAACATGTTTTTGTGTTTGTTAAATGACATAATAACAAGGAATTGTGAGAACAATGAAACGTTTTCTACAAACATTGAGAATAATACTACCGACTCAAAGTAATCTCTGTTTTCAACTGACTTTGAGTGAATAATTGATTTTTCTAAATACTTGATTCTTTTTCTGATTGCAGGAACTTGTAGTAGACTTTCGAACTCACTATTCAATCCTAATACTTGAATTAAGTTAGAATAAGCGTCTGCGTGTCTTACTTCAGACTCAGCGAATGTTGCTCCAACATTACCAATTTCAGGTTTTGGCATTCTCTTATAAATGTCACCCCAAAATGTTTTTACCGCAATTTCAATTTGTGAAATAGCCAACATTGCTCTTTGTACTGCCGTTCTTTCTGCATCTGATAAGTGTACTTTAAAGTCCTGAATATCTGATGTGAAGTTAAACTCAGTGTGTACCCAATATGAGTGTCTAATAGCATCTACATATTCTACCAACTCAGGGTATTCATAAGGTTTCAAATTTAATCTTTTAGAGAAGATGTCAGGTCTATGTTTAGAACGATAAATAATGTACTCTCTAGCAACATCATTTAGACCGTTATCCATCAACTTATTCTCAACCATCTCATGGATTTCATCAACATGAGGTACTCTATCTTTGTCCTCTCTGAATAAACTTTTTCTGGCAATTCTTGCAATTTTTTCAGCCATTTCATGGTCAACCTTATCAATACTGTTCATTGCTTTGGTTACCGCATTTTTAATTTTTTCTTCTTCAAATAAAACTTTTTCCCCACTTCGTTTAATTACGAAACGAGCATCTTTTTCTTCTAAATTTACGAGGTTATCCATATTCTTTTCTTTAATTATAGTTGATTTTGTTGCTTACGTTTGTCAAGCAACTCTTTGATTCTCAGTCTATTTTTCTCTTCCTTCTGTTCTTCTAAACCTAAGAAAGTCACACTTTGTTCAGTATCGATTTCAAGTAATTCATTATCGAACTTACAATTTTCAAATACAATACCATCTTTACCGATACGTGATTTTGTGATTGCGATTGTGGCTAAATTCATCTCTTTTTGTTGTAGAGACTTAGCTACAGATATGATTACGTGACCAACTTGTGCTTTCTTAATAGAACCACCCATTTGGTCTGTTGTTACCACATCTGAAGATATTGATGAACGGTTACCTTGAGTTGCTGTCCAACCAGCCAAATCCAATTCATGACACATCGCTTCAAAACCTCTCATTACTGAACCTTCACTCTTCCATTCATCACCTAAGTTCTTATCTGGCATGATACAATCGATGTAATCTAATACCACCATATCGATTTTATTACCCTCAGCAATCATCTTTCTGATTTGATTTTTTACCTGATTCATTGTCAAAGTATCTGAAGGTAATTTTTTCAAGGTTAACTTGTTTGGTGTTGTATCCTGAATTGATTTTACTTTGTCTAACACCTCATCTTTGTGTAAAGACAAATTGTCAGGGGCAATACCTGTCCAAAGTGTGAAATGTTTTCTCTGAATAATTTTTGGGTTGTCTTCAAAAAATATTTGTAAAACGTTGTAACCTAAGTTAAATCCGTGGTTTGCAATCTTGGTTAATACTGTAGTTTTACCTACACCTGTCGGTGCTAATATTACTCCAATTTCACCTTTAGCTAAACCACCCTTTAGACAGTTATCAATACCAGGTATTCCAATCGGAATTGGATGTCTAAAATCATCCTGAAGTACTTGGTCCAAATTAGAGAAAACGTCATCAATACCTTGATTTAATTCACCCACTTGTAGTGCTTCCCTAACCATCTCTTCAAGTTTGTCATAACTCTCAAAATCACCCTTATCGATAATTTTTTGAGCTTTACCCATAACCTTCTGTAATTCTTGTTGTTTACAGAACTTTAGTGACTTTTCTTGTACAAACTGATGACCCTGAAAAGGTGCGTCTTTTACCTGTGACAACATGTCCAGAACCATTTTCTGAGCCATAGGTGAAGAAATTTCACTCTTAGTGAGTTGTTCTAATGTTTCAAAAGTAGGAGCGTGTTCATACTTAACATAATACTCCTTGACCATTTGCATTATCAAACGAAAGTATTGATTGTCGAAGTACTTTGGGTCTAGAACATCTACGATTGAATTAGCAAAATCCTTATATAAGATGATATTATTTAATAGTTGTATTTGAAATGTGTTTCCTAGGTATCCAAAATTCTTTTCGTCTGACATAATTTCTAATGAAGTTTAGTTTGTGTGAGTTTTAATAAATATGGTTAATTTAACGAATATCCCATATATTCATGAGTTAAATTTTCAGTTGAAAAAATGTCAGTCAACATACGAAGTATATTTTTTAGTCTTGGGCGTATGTCAACGGTATATCTTACCTTCGGAGGGTATACTTTAGCATCCCAACAAGACTGACAAATTGTCTCATCTCCAATCTTAATTGTCATGTAAAAGTTCTCAGGACCGTCAGTATTTGAGGTGTTCAAAATCTCTTCATCAACTACAATTTGCTCGTAATTTTCGAGTAAGTAATAACATGATTTGTTTGTCAAATCTTTCTTAACATCGTCAATAATGTCATGAATAGTTTCAATCAAATCTAAACTTTTACGAGCGTCAGGATTATACCCTCTGACGTTGAAGTAACGTTGTACTACGATGTTCTCATTTAACTTCAATAAGAACTCAAGCTTTACTACATCATTCTGTTCTTTCATAATTTTAATTTTTGTTTTTAAATCTTCTTTTTTCTTTTCTTGTGAGTTTCATAAAAGGTTGTAGGAATTCAACCCAAGCGTTGTCTTTTTTTGGTAGGTATTTGAAAAGTCCATCTTCCATCATGTACTTTATTAGGTTTTTGTACCCCCTACCTTCAGGGTCCAAGTCTTCTCGATAGTATAATTCTATTTCTTCTTTTCCATCTTCAGTTATTAAAGGGTTTGACAAATCTACAATTTTCTTGTTAATATCTAAAATTTGTTTTCCAAAAGTACCATTCTTTGTTGTTCCTTCAATTAGGTTAATTAAAGTTTTGTTTTTCTTTTCTTCTTTAACTAACTCCTCAGCTCGGTTTAAAATATTGTCAATAGAAGTGGGACTGTCAACTATCTCAGGAAAAAATTTCAAAACAGTTTTTTCACCCATTCTTAAAATACCATCAATATTATCTGATTTGTCACCAGTAATAACTTTAAGTGTTACCACATTTTCAGGAATAACCTCTATGGTACCAAATTTAACCTTATCACCTCTTTTGATGTATTCTTTCTTAAGTGGTGAATAAATTTGTACTTTATCTGAAATTAGTTGTGTTAAATCTTTATCTGATGAAAATATAGTTTTGTTTTCATCTTCAGATATTTTACAATAATATAAAATTGAATCATCTGATTCACAACCATCAAGTGTGACTTGACGTATGAACATTTCTTCCAAATACAGACGCACACGAGACTTCTGGTGATAGAACGACTGTTTCTTTATCTCATTCATCGTCTCACGTCTATTATCCTTGTATTGAGGATATAGAGCACGTCTTTGGGTGGCATTGTTATTACCATCCCAAAAGACAATTACCTTATCGTAATTATGCTCCTCTAAAAACTTTTTGAGTACGTTGATGAAGTGGAATATTCCACCTATATGATTACCTTCATGGTAGTAATCTCTTACACCGTGAAAACCAATCTTAAATAAGTTATCTCCATCAACTAATAACGTTTTTGTCACTTTTGTTTTATTAAGAGTCCAACGTTTCTTCTTCTAACCTAAAATCACCACCTGTACCAATGATGTCTTTCCAATATTCTGATTGTTCTGATTTGTAAGATTCAATCGATTTCTTTTCTTCTGCAGGGTCTTTACCTGCTAAGAATCCGTGTGCTGTAACAAGAATTTTTCCGTCTTCATACCCCAAACCATTAATGTGGTTTTTCATAACAGAAACTTTTGTTCTTGTTGCAAACTTAACTTTTCTTTTGTCTTTGACTGCGGAAATTTTAGTTGTTCCCGCACCTTTCTGATTACCAAACAAAAATACCAAAGAGGAGTTTAACCAAATCGCCTCACCACCTTTAGCCTTAATTTTTGGTTGACCAAACGGATTGTCAGGTAACTCAACCCAAGGTTGGTTAACAATTACCAAAGAGTTTTCATGTTTTGATTCAGATTTTCTTGAACCTGATATTCTTTGGTTGATACCCATACCAATCTTATCCGCCAACACTGCTGCGTTGTGTTGTTTACCACCTTTACCTTCATAAGTCATCTTACAAGGTACAGAACCTACAGAGTCCCACAAGAATAGTAAATCATATTCTAATTCACCCTTTTCTTGAGCATCCAACAATTCGTTGATGTAATCTGTAATTTGTTCAATATATTCAAAGTTGTTATTGAATAGGAAAAATCCATCCCAATCCAATTCACCCGTTTCTTCATCGACAACTTCTTCACATTCAAAACCCATAAGTTTTGCGTGTTCAAAAGACCATTTCTGTTCAGTAATAATAAAAACAGGAAGAACATCTTTCTTCTGAGCATCAACCGCAGTTTTAACTAACGCTGTTGTTTTACCCGTGTCAGAGTGTCCTAAAAACATATTCAAATGTCCCATTGCAGGACCAGGAACACCTACTGCATCCAAAAAATCTTTACCCAAATCAAAAAACCTCTGAGGTTTAAATTTGGCAGAAGTTGAAAACTTCTTTTTAATACTACCGAAATCTTTTTTCTTAATTGCCATAATTTTTAAATAATAAAGATGGTGCAGACATTGCCTGCACCATCATGTTTGTATTTTTAGAATGGTAGGTCCTCGTCAACCTCCATACTGTCTTGTGGGTCTTGTGTTCTCTCTTGAGTTCTTGCCCCACCCATTGTCATTTCTGAAGTTTCGCTATCACCGTAAACGTATTTCTTAGCTTCACTGTCCCATAC